CTGATGGAGCAAATGGTGACACCGATTTCTCAGGTAAAGGCGGAGTAAAATTTGCAGCTACTGAGAAGTTAGGTGTATATGGAGAAGTATCTTTTGCAACTGATGATACTGCTGATACAGCTTACGGCACTAAAATAGGTGCTAAATATAAATTCTAAGAAAAAAATTATGGGACATCAATCTAAAACGGGGTTCGGAGTAGCTAACCCTGTTCCTTATTCACCTGACTCAAGGTTAAAGGATCTAGACACTACGCCTAGTGACTCACAACCTCCCGGAGTAGATGAAGAACCAATTGATTACAACTCTCTCGAAGAGGCTCTCACGAGTTAATGAATTATGGATAGTAGTTTTCATGCTGCTATCCTTTTTTATATTTATTGAAGGTAGTCATCTGAACTACCACAGGGAAGAAGCACCTCAGTGTCGGACTTCTTCCTAATTGGCTTTTGCCCATGGCATGTGTTACCAAGGTAGCACCGAGTGGATACCATTAGCCGTCTAGACGGTGGGATAGACCACGCAATTAAGCGCGAAAAATTTACTTAAGTAAGAAAGTTAAACATACAATCTTTTAATTAACAATGGCCCAACAGGCAACGACTGCCAATGCCAATGGACCGATTTGGGGTGGTGCTGACAATGGTGCAGATACCACTACTACCGCGAGAAGAGCCCTCTATTTAAAGCTATTCTCTGGTGAACTATTCAAAGGATTCCAACGCAATACAATTGCAAGGGATCTTGTTACAAGACGTACCCTAAAGAATGGTAAGTCTTTACAGTTCATCTACACAGGTAGAACCAAAGCCGAGTTCCATGTTCCTGGACAGTCTATATTAGGTAACGACGAGAAGTCACCTCCAGTAGCAGAGAAGACCATCACTTGTGATGACCTCTTAATCTCTAGTGCTTTCGTTTATGAATTAGATGAAACACTTGCACACTACGATTTACGTGGTGAAATCTCTCGTAAGATCGGTTATGCATTAGCCGAAAACTATGACCGCAGGATCTTCCGTGCGATCACAAAGGCTGCTAGACAGCCAGCACCAGTCTCCATGACTAACTTCAAGGAGCCCGGTGGAAGTATTGTTAAAGTTGGTGCTGCTAATAGTACTGCTGCAACTGATGCTTATGACTCAGCTAAACTAATAACAGCCTTCTATGAAGCTGCTGCTATTCTAGATGAGAAAGGAATCAGTGGTGACGGACGTGTAGCTGTATTAAACCCAAGACAATACTATGAGTTAATACAAAACGTTGGAACTAACGGTCTAATCAACCGTGATGCTCAAGGTTCTGCACTACAATCCGGTAACGGAATCATTGAAATAGCTGGTATCACCATCTACAAGTCAATGAATATTCCATTCCTCGGAGACTATGGTGTTAACCTAGCCAACTTACCATCAGGTGCTGTGTCTAATATCAACGAAGCTGGCTCTAAGGGCTCCTTCATTGGTGAAGATATGGATGACCAAGATGCTGCAACTACTCCAAGTGGACAGAAGACCGTTAATAACTACGGTACTGCTGCTAAGTTTGGGGGTTCCTGTGGACTTATCTTCCAGAAGGAAGCTGCAGGTGTTGTAGAAGCTATCGGACCACAGGTTCAGGTAACTTCTGGTGATGTGTCAGTGGTTTACCAAGGAGATGTTATTCTCGGACGTTTAGCAATGGGGGCAGATTGGTTAAATCCTGCTGCTGCTGTTGAACTCGTAGCTGGAATCGACGTATCTTCTAACTGGAATAATACTGCTGTTTCTAACGCAAGCTTCACATAAGCTTATATTTTTATTCAATATATGGGGAGTCTTCGGGCTCCCTCTTTTTTTATTTATGGCTTCCACAACAGTTGATACCGATACCGAACTATCCGCAGTTAATTCTATACTGGGAGCTATTGGTCAATCTCCTATCAGTGTCCTAAAAGACCCTGTAACAGGAGTAGTGACTAATGCAAACCCAGAAATAGCATTCATATATAATCTATTAAGAGATGCAAATGTTGATGTACAAACAGAAGGTTGGCACTTCAACACTGAGAAACATGTAACTTTTACACCAGATGCAACTACTGGTAAGATAATTATTGGTAGTGATATACTTAAAATGGATGTTACTGATGGATGGTCAGTAAGGAAATATGACGTAGTAAAGAGGAATGGAAAATTATATGATAAGTTTGATCATACAGATGACTGGTCAGATGTAACAGAAATACTTTTAGATGTTACATATCTAATACCATTTGAAGATCTACCTACACCGTTTCAAAGGTATATAACATATAGAGCAGGGAGAGTAGCAGCTACACAATTAGTAGCTAACCCACAACTAGTACAATTACTAGCACAGAATGAAGCATTCTCTAGAGCAGCTCTGTTAGAATATGAATGTAATCAAGGTAATCATAGTATGTTTGGATTCCCAGAGGATTCAGTATATACTACATATCAACCTTGGAGGAATTTACCAAGATAATGGCAAGCATAACCCAAACAATACAAGACTATATAGGCGGTATTTCTGAACAATCAGATCAGAAAAAATTACCCGGACAAGTAAGGAGTGTAGTTAATGCTATACCAGATCTAACTTATGGGTTATATAAAAGACCGGGGACAAAAAGAATAGGATCAGCACCATTAACTAATGTACAGAGTAATGGTTCATGGTTTCATTACTACAGAGATGAAACTGAAGGATCATATATAGGTCAAATAGCAAGTGATGGTAAGATTAGGATGTGGAGTTGTGTTGATGGTACTGAAAAGAATGTATGGTATCATACAGATAACAGTGCATATGATGGAAGTAATTCTAATCATACATCTATAACTTCTTATCTTACACCTAGTAGTGCTACTAATACAGAAGATTTACAAGCTTTAACTATTAATGATACCACATTCTTAAATAATAGAACAAAAATTATAGCAACTACAGGTACTACACCTGCTGCAACTGATACACACTATGCTTATATTGAATTATTAAGAACAGAGAATGGTAGGCAGTATGGATTAAATGCTTATAGTTCAGCTACTACAACTAACTTAAGTAGAGCTACTAGAATTAAAATAAAGAGTGATACATTAAATGAAGGTAATGGTACTGGTGATTGCCCCGGTGTAGCTACACAAGTATTTAGTGTAGATAGTGGATCTAAAACTAATTTAATTTTTAGACTTACAACACTAGGTCAACAGGGTAAAACAGGTAACGGTACTAATGCTGCCGATTATCAATGTTCATATAACAGAGATATACAGTTACTACATGGCGGAGAAGGCTGGGCAGTAGGTGATGAAGTTACTGTTAGTATGGATCAAGCTAAGACTACATATAGCTATACAGTAGAGGTAACAGAAATTGAAACAGTAGCTGTGAAAGGTACTATAAATGGTGGTGTTAATGGTATCCTAAGACCAGCTCCTACACCTTTTGATTCTGATACAGCTGTTACTGTAGATACAGTATTAGGTGGTATACAAGCATCCTTTAGTGGTACTGGTATTACCTCTACAGTTATAGGTAATGGTTTATATCTAACTGCTAGCTCTGCATTTAATATTGAAGTTGTAGATCAAGACTTGATGAGAGTCATGCAAGATACAGCTAATGATGTCACTAAATTACCATTACAATGTAAGTTAGGATATATAGTTCAGATTACTAATACTCGATCTGCAGATGAAGATGACTACTATGTTAAATTTAGTAGTGCTAATAGTTTAGATGGTTCTGGGTCTTGGATAGAATGTGCTAAACCGGGAATAGCTCTTAGTTTTGATACATCCACTATGCCTCATGTTCTTACTAGACAAGCTGATGGAGACTTCTTAGTTAAAGCTGGTACTTATACAGATAGAATTGTAGGAGATGATGCAACTAACCCTATACCTACATTTGTAGGACAATCAATAAATAAAATACTATTCTTCCGTAATAGACTTTGTTTCTTATCAGGAGAGAATGTAATAACTTCTAGACCGGGGGAGTTAGCTATACCTTCGTTCTGGTCATGGACTGCATTAACAGTTAGTGCTATTGATCCTATAGATATAGCTTGTGCATCAACATACCCTTCAGAATTATTTGATGGAGTAGAATTGAATACAGGTCTTGTTGTATTTAGTACGAATCAACAATTCTTATTAGCCTCAGATGCTGAGATAATGAATCCAGATACAGCTAAGTTAAAGAAACTTTCTGTATTCAATTATAATGAGACAATACCTCCAATATCTCTAGGTACTACTGTAGGATTTGTAGATAGTTCAGGTAAGTATAGTAGATTTAATGAGTTATTCAATGTACAAAGAGAAGGTGAACCTGATGTTGTAGAAACTAGTAAAGTTGTACCTTCATTATTACCTAAAGATATAGATCTTATAACTAATTCCAGGGAAAATGGTATAATCTTATTTGGTAAAACTGGGCAAGATGAAGTACAAGGGTATAAATACTACCAACTTGCAGATAAAAGAGGTCAGTCTTCTTGGTTTAAATGGAAGTTTAATAATCCATTAAAGTATCATTTCATTGTTAATGATGAATACTTCTTCTTAGATACAGATAACTTCTTACAGAAAATGCAGCTTATTCAAGCTGATGCTGATCCTAGTATAGATCAAGATGATGTTAATTATCTGATACACTTAGATCCT